CTTCTTTGACGAACTTCTCCCAAATAGCGTCGTTCTCTACTTTCATAGATACCATCCACGTACCGACCGGGACTTCAAGCCCGTAGATACGGCTTTTGTCCTGCTCGCCTTCGACGATCCAACTCTCAACAACATGAAGGCCGTTTATCTTGTGTTCGTGTTCGAGGGTGGCATTCGCTTGGTTGCCGTTTTTGAAGTAGAGTTCCATCGCACGTCGGACGGTCTTCTTTGAGAAGTAGACGTAATATTCTTCTTCTCCGTTCTTCCGGTAAATCGGCTTATCTGGAATAAGAGCCGCGCCCATGATGAGACGCTTTTCTTCGTTTTGAGTTTTGAATTCTACGACTTGGGAATTCATCGCGATCCAATCCGATTCAATCGCGGGATGTTCTACGAGTGAGATAGCGTCGATTCCGTAGAGTTCCGCTTCTTCGTCAATTATGAGTTCTAAAATATTCATCCTACTAAAGAGGCTTGATCGTTAATACGTTGGTTGGCTTGTTGGGCGTTCGATACTTCCGAAGAGACGACGTATGTACGGAAGCCCGTTTGCCCTGCTCCCGCCCCTAAGAATCCGAGGTCGAGTTGCGGGGTAGTCGGCGAGGGTTGTTCAACCGTTCGTGACGGCGCATCCGGGGCAGAGCCTGAACCCCCTTGGAACTGACTCTTCATAATGGTAGCGATTTGAGCCGCGCCGGTAGCGGCTGCGATAGCCGCGCCGGGTAAACCTGCGGGAATACCGAGACCGCCAACTGCGGGGTTGATTGCTCCAATTATTGCGCCAGCCGTGTTTACGATTGCTGTAGCTATCCCGATCGCTTTGTTCCGTTTAAAGGCTCGCTCTTGTTCTTTCTCCGAGTCTCCGGAAAAGGCTTCGTTTAATTGTGCGAGAGCATTGAGGGCAGAAGTAGCGTAAGCGATTCGAGAATCAAATAAGGTCTTGTTTCTTGCGACTTCTTCCTTTGTGTATTTCTCGTCTAAATTTGACAGGTCGGCTTGTAATTGCTCCGTCGCTTTTCGAATTAAACCTTCGTCATCTCCCGCTATTGCGATTCGTTGATCATACAGCGCGAGTAACGCTTGTTCTTCTGCATCGTATCCGGAAAGACTGAGCTTGAAAAGTTCATCTACCAGTTTCGTTTTTTCTTCTTGCTCTTTTTGTAAAGCGTCCCTTTCTGCCTTTAAACGAGCGTCTTCCGCCGTTTGAATTTCCTTGTTTAAACGGTTTAGTTCTCTTTGTGTTTGTCTTTGTTGATTCAGCCGCGCGGCTTCTTGTCTCGATACTGCGGCGATTGCATTCGCTTCTTTATCCAGATTTTCGACTGTGCTTCGAGCGAGTTTGTTTTCTTCAATTTGCGCGTCCCTTCGAAGTGTCAATACCTCCGTTTCCTTAACGAGTAATTGATCTTCTAATTCTTGAGCGTCTAATAATGCTTGCCTTCTTTCTTCCGCTGAGAATTCTTCTTCTTGTCTTGATTTCAAGCGCAAAGCCGCGATTTCACTTTCTAACTTTGCCCTCTCAACGAGTAATTCTCTTTCGAGTTTATTTGCTCTCGCTCGTTTATCTGCTATCGTAGCCGCGATTTTACCTTCTTCTGCGACTTCATTCGCAAATCCTACAACGGCTTCCGTTGCCGCATTTACAACGTCCGTAACACTCTCAATACCGAGTGCAACCTTTCCGACGGCATCAGCGGCAACCTTGCCGGCTTCTGCGAATTTGAATTCAAATAGTAATCCAATAGCCTCTCCCAATTTTGGGATTAATTCGATTAAGCCTTCGAATCTATTAACGATGTTATCTTTAATGAGACCAGCAAAATTGCTCAGCGCCTCTTGCGGGTTTTCAAAAGCCCATATTAATTTTTCTCCAAGGTCAGCGACAACGTCTAAGAGATTATCCGTTACACTTCCGATAACGGCTAAAATTTTCGATAATTTATTCGCTCCTTCCTCGCTACTTTTGAAGGCTGTAATTAATGAGCCAATAGCTACAACCAATAACCCAATACCCGTAGCTGCGAGAGCCACTTTGAACGACTTTAAACCGGTTACCCCGTTCTTAATACCCCCCGTAAGATTGCGGAAGCCGGAGATAGCTCCCCCGGTCATTTTATCGAGTTGCCCCGCCAAACCGGTTACGGCTGCGCTTGTTCCGGCTACCCCCGTCTGAACATCTTTGATCGCACTATTTACGTTGCCCGTATCCGCGCTAAACTTTAAAATGTAATCTTGTTGAGTAGCCATTTACCGAGGGTGTATAAAACGAATGCGAACGAACAGAGATAAACAGAAGCGAGAACCCAATCCAAGACCTTGAACCAAAGAGGGACGGTTACCTTCTCGCCCTTGCTCTGGAGGAGTTGAATCGCTTCTCCTATATAACGATGGTTGTCAAGATTCCTCATTGCTGTGATTGTTGCCAACATTCCGAAACCTGAACTCCGCCGTTTTGAGACACGAAACGATAGCCGTACCGCTCGCAGCAACTTTGAGGGACGGATGTTGAAGTCGTGCCGGCTGCATTCTCAAAAGTGAGCTGCCCCCTTTTATCGACCGAATACGGAAGCCACGCACAATCCCGAATATCTCCCAACACCTTCACGAGTTCGATTTGGGTAAGCCCTTCCGAAGTCGCGTCGAGTTTAATTGAGATGATTCTCCAATAGGTGTCCTTGATATAGATCTTGTCGGCGAATTCGAAGTTCGCTATATCGGTTCGCGTGAGCCGGAAGTATGCGGTCATTTTACGAGCGTCCGAAGAATAGAGTTCATTTACCCAAGGCCTCCAGTATTGATAATAAAGCGTATTCAAAGGGCTTACGAGCAAGTAACGAAACGGGCGTTCCGTACCGTAAAGAAGAGACTCGTCGCTGACGTCGATATTCAACCGGTTTTCGCTGTATTCACTCCATTCGGGGAACTTCGTTAATTGATTCGCAGAGAAGTACCAGTTCCCGGAGTTGTTGTATCCGTTCCAATATGCGAGGCGAGGTTTCGGGTCTTTAATTGATTTGTCCGCCTCCGTGGTGTCCGCGAGCATCCGGTGAATGATGAAGTCCGTTTGAGGAACGTATGAAGTAACGAACGGGGCAAAAGGTGAAGTAATGGTCTTCTCTCCCGAAGCGAAATCGTTCTCGGGATCGTCTACGCGGTATCTGCCATATACCCGCCCCGCGTTCTTTTGAACGAGTTCATTAACGAAGTCTTTCCCTTCGCTCATAGTCCACTCGTATCGCCGTGCTTGGAGGTCGGTCGTTGGCTCGATTTTAATGTCCTTCGAGAGGTCTATTTTATTCGTCCAATCCTTTGCCGTTCCCAAAGCGAGGTAATCAGTAAATGGTTCAATATCGAGATGCTTGGGGTTGTTCTTGTCCGGGATGAATACGAGGTTGAACATCTTTTGAAGTCCCGATATAAAGTCGATTTGCTTCATTTCGGGCATATTTGCCGAAGCCGTCCATGCTGTACCCGCCAAAGCGGTATCTATTAACTCAAAGGAAGTAGTCGGGACGGTCAAAGAGTTATAACCCCCTAAAACGGCGGTATCTGAACCCGTATGGAAGTGGTAGCGAACGTCCGCCGTTTCACCCGAATTCAACTGAATATAAGGTGTAACAATGTTGTATGTGAAAACGGTTTGAAGGTCGGAAGGCTCTCCTTGTAAAATATCCATATACTCAGCCCCGTTTATGAAGAGAGCGACGTGAAATTCATGGTTCGTAGGTAAGGTGTCGATTTTGATATTTACCCTAAACCGGTAGAGACCGTCGAAAGGGGCTGTAAATACCCCGCTCGCTACGTTGCTGCCCGTATCAAAGAAGGGCGTTGTTTCAGCGAAGCTCAAAGTCTGCCACGCCGTACCCGAGACGGTTACATCCGAAACAAGTCCCACATGAAAGAGGGCTTGCTCTTCCCCCGTAACGGTGTCGTTGATTTCGCCGCCCGAGTTGCACATGAAATAGAGTTCCGTCTGCCTATCGAGAAAATTCGAATCAAACGTATATCCCGCGTCCGAAAGGATAGCCGTAAGCATCTCTTTTACGCGAAGAAAACCCGTTACTTCGTAAGCGTTTACGCCCGTCGACGAGGTACTCCACACGTCCGAACCGCTCCAATTTTGCCCGCGATCCACTACCCCGAAACGAACGGGTAAATTTGAACCCGTCCACGTAGCGAGAACGTTCGTGTAATTGAGCGTTTCAGTATATGAAGAGAAATCCGCGTCCGTAAGCATAGCGTCTCCAATATCCCGAGAGAGGTTCGCCGTCTCTCCGAAGAATACGAGTTCAACGTCTGCGTATTTCCCTTTTTGAACGTATATCGCCTTCACCTGAACAAAGCCCCGCATGAGTGGGATTGTGTTGTAAGTGAGTTCCGCTTCAGCTTTCGTCTTTGGATTCCATGTCGGAATAAGTCCGAACTCATTCACCGCCCCGAAATAGTCTTGGTTCTGTTTCGTAAGGGGTATGCGGAAGGTCTGCGAGAAATTCGAAGAAGCGGCGTTTATCTCCTGAAGGTTCGAAAACTGATAAGAGAGGTTAACCGGCTCGTTCTGGTAAAGCTCGATTTCATTCCCTTCAATCGTGAGTCTTAGCATCGGATGATTTGAGCGAGTTCAACATTAAACGAGGTAACGAATACCTTCGAGACGGTTTCTTCTTCGATTTGCATCGAGTTGGTTTGAATCGTTACCGGCAACCAAGTACCTCCGATTTTTGCCATTACGTTCTTACTTCTCATGCAGTATTGAAGAAGCGTGAGTTCCTCAATCGTAAGAAGGCCGTTAAGTTGGTATTGTTCTTTCGCTTCGAGTTGATACGGCTTGATTTCGCGATCGTTGCTCGCGAAGGTGTATTCGTCCGTATTGTATGTACCCAAAATCTTTCGATACGTCTTCTCTTCGCGCGTGAGCGTCTTTTGCTTCTTGCCGTTAAACTTGAGGTAATCCCATCCCCCTACGGTATTCGCCCACGCGATTCGGACGACTTCATTTTTATACCCCGTGCATCTGTTGTAGACGCGGAGTCTGTTTGCTTTCTCTACTCCCGTAGCGGTAGGTCGAACCTCATAAAACCCCCACCCTCCGGGTACTGCTTCGAGAGCAGTCTTTAAAGCCGTAATCGAAGAGGGGTAGCAATACGCATAAGTAAGCGAACCCGGGACGTATGTCGCCTGCGTAAAGTTTGAATTCGCTTGATACGTTCCGTTGTTGGCGTCGATAACGTAATCCGTAAACGTGCCTTGAATGATTCCGGCGTTATTGTAGATATAAATCCGTATCGTATTTACGAGGCTTCCGGTATCGTCGGTATTTATGAATGCTACGACTCCATCGTCGTCTATATCGGCATAGAGTTTAATAACGTTGTCCTCTGGTACGCGATCGGTGAGCCAAAATTTTCGGGTCGTCCCTGTTCCGTAATATGCCGAAAAACTCGGGAGGTATCCGTCCCTCACTTGAAAATGCCCGTCAATAAGCCAAATATTAAGGCTGTCTTCATCCAGAGATTCCGTACTTCCGTCCCATTCCCCAACCTTCACGGTGTAGAATTTAACGCCCTTCTCCGCCTTGGTAAAGAATTTGTTATTGAGTGAATGAATCGTGGAACTCGACCCGAATTTCTTAGAGTCTACTTCAACCCGTCCCCTCACTACTTCGGAGAGGTCAAAATGAGCGTATTCTTCGGGGTTGGGCGTGAGGTAGAGTTTCGCGATTTCGACTCCGTTCTCCTCTACTTGGATAATGAAACGAAACGCCGCGGGAAGGGGGGAGGTTTGCGAACCCACCGTATATACCAAAGGTTGCCCCGCTGGTAGCCATGTCTCGTCGGGCGCGTAAGTGAAAGAAGCCATTTATTTAACGGTTATATTTCCGAGTTTCAACTTGAATTTGTCCTTTATATCCTCCGCTACGGCTTCCCCGAGTTTCTTGTCGAAGCGTTTTGAGACGGCGGTAAAGGCTTTCTCATAGAACCGAAGTCCTACGATTCCCTTACGTTTCACCGAGCGAGCTATCAAGAATGCGAGAGAGTTCATGTTGCTCTCTGTCTGTTTCTTGAATTTCCCTTTCTCGTCCCGGAGGCGAATCCCTTTCGCTTTGATCCACGGAATGAAGACCGAAGAAGGGGGTTGTTTGCGGAAGTTGAAGAAGGGGCTTTTCTGGTTCTTCTGAGTGCCATTGACGCCCCAATGAAGGAAAGGCGCGTGCTTCACTTTTGAGCCGAACGTTACCTCTCGAATCTCGTTTCCACGAACGCGAATCTTGTAATTAAGGGAGCGTTTGAGTTCTCCCGTAGCTACTCCGTAATTTTTATTCCTGCCGATCCTTCGGCCTCCGATATGCCTTCGGGCTGATTTGACTACCTCTTCTGCAAAGAGTAGAATTACGTCGTTGAGGTTCTTCATATCCCCGCACGTTCAGCGGCTCGGGTGCAGTGATTCTCTTCGATGCTGTCAAGGATACCCGCGAGCCAAATACCCACCTTTGAAAGGGTCTTCTCCCGGAGGTTAGCCCCAAGGACGGCGGAAACGGAATGCGCACCAAAGGGAACGCCTCCTCGCTTCGTTAGAGACCCCGTAAGGAACTTTGAAGCCATAACCGATACCACCTTACTCAAAGAATGAAAGAAGCCGTATATGAGCCTCCAAATGGCTATGAACATATCTTCGGCACATTCGAAGAACGTAATCATAATGGAGAAGAATATCCCGACCGGGATAGCTATTAAGGCAAGCAAGAAAAGGAAGACGACTTTGAGTGCGATCATAGGGAGAGGTATTGAAGGAGGTCGAGGATCGTGATAAACCCGTCTCCGTTGAGGTCGTAAACGGCGGCATATGGAGGGGGCGTATCTCCGAAATATTGGAGGATGCCTAAGAGGGTTTGGTTCATGGTTCGGGGTCTTCTGGAAACCATCCGTTATCTACCATATATTGATAGTCTCGAACGGTCGTTGTTGAGGGAATGATGTATCCGAAAGGAAACTTCGCGTTTGTTTGAACGAAGGCCGAAAGTGCGAAACGTTCATCTGAGGAGAGTTCAGGAAAGCAAGCGACGAGCTTTTCCAAAGTTGCGGCGGGGTGAACGTGGATGAGGTACTCCGTATCCACCTGCAAAGCGTTTTGGATTCCGTCGGGGTGCGTAACGATTCCAAAGACGGTTGACGCCTTTTCGCCTTCTGCCTGAATGAGAACGGGCCGCGAGATGTTGTATAGTTCTCGCGTGATTTGCTTTGCCCGTGCTTCGCTTGTCTGCGTGGCGGTTGGAAGTACGATGATATATCCGTTCATCAGTAGATGTTGTAGAAGGTGTTTATGTTGTCCTCGATGCCTGTGCGGTT